ATTGGCCGGTAGGACGAACTGCTCCGATACGCTATGCCCTGCCACCTGCTTGCCACTCGAAAGCCCTGGATTCGCCAAATTGTTGACCCCGTACGGGGCTAGGTTAATCCTGTGCCTGATCGCCAAGGCATGGGCGGTCTGCAAGAAAACCGCCCTGCCGCGATTGTCGCCGAAGTCGTCCGAAGCATCCGCATCGTTCTCGTCCAAGATAACCTGAATCGTGTCAGCCACCGTCACGCCAACAGGCACGATGATGGCAGAGAACTCAGGATACCTTGCCAAGAACTGTGCGGATGTGTAGGACATGCTGCTACGCCCTCAGCTTGGTGCGGGCCTTGCGAGACCCCACAACCGTAGTCGCTTCCTTGCCCTCGGCGGCAAGCGTGTTCAGAGAGATGTCGGCAAGCTCGCCGGTCGGTTCAGGGACGGAAGCCTTCCACGTCTCTTGGTCAATCGTGACCTTGCGCTTTTCGGGCAGTAAATAGCCGTTGTCAACCATCCCTTTGACGACCGGCGTGCCCTTCACGCGGTTCCAGTCTTCTCGCGGGATGAATGCGCACACCATCTCACGGGCCGGGGGGATATCGTGATAGAGGGTGGTGAATCGCCCGTCCTTGCCCTCGAAAGAGCAGTTCAGGGAAATCATGCCTTGCGTCGTGTTGCTAATCGCAATCGTGTCTTGTTTTGCCATTGGTCTTGCCTTTTTTGTGTGAAAGTGACCCCACCCCGACATGTTCCGTGCCGAGGTGGGGCTTGTCTGGTTTGGATTAGATGCCGTCAACGTACAGCATCGTGCCCTTCTGGAGCACCGCGTAGCTGCCGAACTTCTGCTCCGCGTAGAAGGACGCGCCCAGTGCTTCAGGCACCGGGGCACCCATCTTGAACGGCATCGGGAAGGGCAGGTACTGGTACTTCGGGTTCACGTCCTGAAACACCATGCGGTCGCTCGCCGTGGCGCCAGAACCCTTCAGGTAACGGACGGACTCAATCTTGAGTTCCTTGCCCGTCAGCGCCGTGTAGACGTTGTTCTTCTTCAGGTACTCCAGCGCCGAGGTGGCAAGGTTCACCGAACCAATCACCATCGGAGTCGTGGCCAGAAGCGAGAACTGCGCCGGGGGCAGAAACACCGTGTTCGGAATGAAGATCGTGCGGCTGTCGTCGTAGACCTTCTGGATGCCGGCGTTCACGTCGTAGACCATCTGCGCGGCCGTCTTGTTGACCCAGAGGGGGGACGAGCCGGAACCGGTGGCCGCAGCCGTGGTGGCCGAAACGCCCGTGTAGCTCATCCACGCCTCAAAGCCGACTTCAGCCGCACCGAAGAACACGCTGGTCTCAATCAGGTTTTCCATCGCCTGACGCATGGCCCCGCCCAAGTCCGTTGACAGCGACCCGAGATTGCCGTGCTCGTAAACCCGCGCATCCTCATTCGTGATCCCGGCGGACGTGGCAGACCACGCCATAGGAATCGTGATAGCGCCGAGGGTAAGCCCGACGCGGGGGATGTTGCGCGGGGTCGCGCCCTTGCCCATGAACTGCGCGGAGCCAGTCCGGTCACGGATCGGCTGCACGAAGTTTTGAGCGCCAGGGTTGATGTCGGTCTTCACCTGATTGGCGGGAACGACTTTGCGCCACAAGTGATCCGCATACAGCACGTCAATGAACGTGGCGTTCACTTGGTCAAAAATCGAGACTGCCAATTCAGCGGCGGTCTGCGAGGTGGAAGTTTGGAATGCGTAAGCCATTGTTTTTCTCCTTAACCAATCACCAGCTTGGCGAGGTTGCCGGCCGTTGCCGAGTTGCCCCACTTGGCGTAACCCGTCAACTGGACGGTGTCAGTGGTCGTAACCGCCGCCGCGCCACCGGTGAGGGTAGCAGCAGAAACGATCATCGTGGTACCAGTCTCGACCAGCGCGATGCTGTTGCCGCTCGTGCCGGCAGTCACGGCCGTCAGGGACAGCACAGGGCTGTTGTAGGCCGCAAGCAGAGTCGCCGCCTGCGTGGTCGTGCCAGCGTAGCAGTCAGTGCCTTCCGCGCTGGTGCCGTTGATGACCTTCACCAGGTGCGCCATCGTGGCGTCCAGTGTGGCTTCCAGCTTGATGTCTTGCGCCTGCGCCATCGTACCCTTGAAGCGATACGTCACGGACCCGATCTGTAACGTGCTGGCATCAGCCGGAACAGCCGAGTTCGTCACCGACCCGGTAGCCGCAATCGCCGCCGTCACGCCGGTAATGGCCGAACCGCAGAACCCGCCAACCGGGGTCGTGGTGTCGGTGCCAACATCATCCTTGATGCGCCAGAACGGAGCCGCGCCAACCGTAGCGCCAAGGTACGCCGTGACCCACACGCGCCCACCAACGCGTTGACCGGACAGGAGCATCGCGCCCCATTTGTCCTTGATGAACGCGTTGTTCTCGCCAGAACTGAACGCCGTGAACGGGCGGATGACCACACCAGCGAAGTCAGCGGCGCTTTCGCTACCGGCAGGCAGGCTGATGGATGTGTCGTTGATCCCAGGACGACGGGCCGAGGTATTGACCGCGCTGATAACGCCAAGACCACAGGTAACCCCGTTGGCCTCGCTGACCAGCACGCTGTCGGTCAGGTTGATGTCGCTCTCGGAATACAGTTGACCGGCGAGAGCGGTCGCCATCTGGTCACTGTAGCTGGACTGGACCTGTCCAAGCGGAATCGGTGTGCCATTGAACGTAGCCATGTTTTTTTCCTTTTACCGTGCGAAGACCGGATGAACCGGAGCCTCGCTGTTGTTTACCCGCACGCTGGCAATAGGCTTGCGAACTTCTGTCGCAATCTTCTTGTTCAACGTCTTTACCAAAACCCCGAAAAGAAGCTTGTCATTATTCTCGTCAAAGGCGATGCCCTTGGCGTTGCAAATGTGAGCCGTGACGATCTTCCGGCGCTCGGAGATGGTCTTAGCGTTTTGCAACTTGCCGCTAAGCTCTTTCTTGCCATCTTCATCGCACCCGTTTTCGACAACGGCCTGCTCGTCAGCCTTGTAAGCCTCGCGCTCTTTCGACTGCGATTCCTGGAACTCTTCGGACTGGTACTGCTTAATGCTCTGCTCCAGCAGCACCTTTTCAGCTTCAAGCGACTGGAGGGCCGCAGTGATCTGCGCAAACTTGGCCTGTGCGTCCGCAAGCTCATGGTTCTTGGCTTGCATCTGCACTTCGCCCTCTTGCTTCACGCCGGCCACGTCAGCGTCAGACTTATCCTTCGCCATGCCCTCGGCCTGCTTGGCGTCGTCCTCGTTGCTGAACTGGTATTCCTTCTCTTCACCAGCAGCATTCTTAATCTTGACCTTGACCATAACATTCTCCTTTTTGTTCAAAATGCGCACACTGCGCCCGCACCTGCCCCGCCCTACCGGGAGCAAAACCACATGATTCATTTCGGTTGGCATCTGAACCGCGTCCGCTTCTGGGTCGCCGTCTAGCGGGTCAATGCTGCTGTGATACCCCGCCGAAATATCCTGTAAATCGCCGTTCTTAACCGCCTCAATCGAACCCTTGTCGCTGATAATGGCGTCCATTACCATCTCGGTGCCTTCCATCTTGGCCGCACCGGCCAACGCACCAATGATCGCTTCTTTATCTAGCTGCGCGGCTTCCTGCCATTCGTGGTTCCACGCTATTACTGGCTTGCCCTCTGCCGACTTCAAAAAGTCGCCACTAAAGGCATTATCAGGAATGCGCACGCGCCAGACATCCAAATCAGGTTTCAGCCGGGTCAACTCTTCCGGCAAGTCGGCCTTGGCGTAGTCGAAAACGCCACCGCACAGAACGCACATGGTAACACGCAGGAAACCATCGCTATCTATGCGCCAAGTGCCGCTATTGCTGATTTTTGAGACAAAGCGATACATTTCCCTGACTATACGACGCATAAGGGGATACGTCAAAGCGTGCCTGAAATGATGGACTTGCGCTAGTTCTGCGCCAGTGCTATGCTAGTTCTATGAAGTGCAAATACCAGAACAAGCGCCTTGTCCAGGCAATGCTTGAACAGGCAATATCACTCACGGAATTGGCTAAGGCATCTGGCCTAGCACGGTGCACCATCACGGCAGCACTGCAAGGCAAGCACATCTTCCCGTCCAGCGTCAGGAAGATATGCGCTGTAATGCAACGCATGCCGGTTCAGCTAGGGTTTGCACCTGAACCCGATGTTGACCTGGATAACATGCCGTGATTATCTGATTTCAGCGTTTCCAAGTCCCATAAGTGGGGACGCAAGGCACCGGCAACCGGGCGACTCACCAGGGTGTCCGTCATGCGGTGGCTCATCCCATTCAAACACCTTGCCGTCGCGGTCCCAGTGGTCGCCGTGTTCCTCGGTGCCAATCGGGTACAAGCCGGCGGGATTCCCGACTACCCGATTATCTTTCATCGTGACCCAGACGTACTTAGTGACGCCGGCGTACCCTTGTACCCGCCTGGCTGTCCTGCTCTGAACCAGAAAGCCCTCGTTGGCGACTCTTCGGACCATCGCCTTTCCGTTGTCGGCGACTATCTCTTCCAGCCTTTCATCATCCACGCTGATATCAATAATGCCTGAAATGGCCTTCTTGAACCTGCACAGCGCCCCTACGGCCTCTTGCGCCGTATCGTGCCAAAACTTGTCAGGAACTATGACAGACGCCGTGTGGCCAAAAACCTTCCTAAAGCTACCTTCTATGGCTTCCTTGTTCATGGCTAGGCTTTCTATCGCCGCCGCCTCAAGGAAACCGGCAGCGGCGTCCTGTATGCGCTCCGTAGCCTTCGGCTTGAGAGCCATGATGTACGCGACATAATCATCGCGCTTTTTGGTCCGCTTGGCCTTCTCTAATGCCCTGACGACACTACGGTAAACGTTCATGGTGGACATATGCCCCCTGAACTTGGTCGTAGTGACCTCGCTGGCGTGTGGCAACTGTCGGTAGAGCTTTACCTCAGTCCCTTTGTTCAGCAGCACCTTGAACCTGTTTAGGAGCTTGTTCCTGTCCTGAACCACTATCATCGCCTTCTCCCTTTTTGCCGCCAATCATCTTGTCGAGGTTGTCGCTGAACATGTTGCCGCCTTGGCCGCTATCGGGGTCCGGATCCGTGATGCGCGTATCCGATAGCAGAATGATGTTCCGCTTTTTGGCCTCTAGCTCGAAGTCTCGCGGGCTAATGCACCCACGATCCAGTAGCGGCATGATTCCATCCAACCACGCCTTGGACGCCTCGGCCTCGCTCTTGGTGTCCAAGTTCCATAGCGGCTTGAACTCAATATCCATTTCATCGGCAATGCGACTGCCCTGCTCCATGCCGAACTCTTGAATGGCAAGGATCTTCATTAGCTGTTTGATGCGAGGCACCAGACGACGCTCGCGGAAGCTCTGAACCATGTTGTAGTAGTTCTCTAGGTCGCTTTGCCCGGTAGCGTTCAGTCCTCCCGGCGATTGCCCGGTGAATCGCGTGGCAGGGATATCCCATGCCGCGGCAAGCATGTTCACAAACGTCGTGACCAGTTCAGGAACGCTGCCAAAGCTGGCCGGCAGGTTCTTCACGTCAACGTCAACCCCGTCAAGGATGGCACCCTTGTACATGTTGATGCTGTTGGCAATGTCCTGCATCTTGGTAATCTTGCCCTGCCCCGCCTTGCTGGTCTGCAAGCCCGAGAAGTCTTGCATCATAATAAGCATGACGCTGGCCATGTTGACCAAGTGAAACGCCCCCTGAGACGTGCCTACTGCCCGAATCAGGTCTTCATACACGGTTGTCAGGATGCTCTCGCCAAAGCCAGCCGGATTAACGCGAGGGGTCGGAAACAGGATGGAATAAGTTGTGCGGCCGAACAGCGGCTTGCCGTCAAACACGATCAGGCGCGACTTGTCCACCTCCACCCCGTCAACCCAATAGGTAGGCGGATTGTCAAAGGCAGGGTCAAACACGTCTGTGATAGGGTTTGGAATTGAGATCCGGTTAATGTCCACCATGTTCAGGCTATGGATGGCCCCAGGGTGGCCGGCGATTAGCCCCATGTTCAGCGGGTCGGCCATGAGCGCCTTGTCGTCCCCCACTTTTTTATCGCTGGCCACGATCATAATTGCGCACCCGCCTAGCAAGCGTTCCTGCTTGGATGCCATTTCCAGCTTGTCGGTGCCCTGCAAGTGTTCCCACCTGCGCATGAGGGTTCGTGAAATCATCGGGTCAACACGCTTAATCGTGAACCCCCCTCGCATGGCGTCTTCCACCGGAATGTCAACGCCTTTGCGCGCCATCCATGACGTGTAGTACCAGTTGACGTACTCGCGCCAGCGGTCAATGTAGTTCGCCCGGTGGAACGGGTTGGTTGTTGACCTGTCTGACTGGAAATCACTGCCCCGGTCCATTGGAGACGTTCCAGCGCCTCCAGATCCAGAGAGCATGATATTCTTCGCCTTCATCGTGATCTTTGCCATGATTATCTCCAAGAAACCATTTCGTCAACTTTTACGTCTCTGCCGCCGCCACGCTGACGCCAGATTGAAATTGCCATCGTCATCGTGTCAACGCTATCGTCAGATTCTTCCGTCAAGCCGGTGAACCTTGCGCACTGGTCAATGAAGTGCAACACCCATTCCGTCTCTGCGCTATAGATAGGGAGTCTAACACGTCCTGCGCGAAGATGAAATAGCGACATCTTCACCCGCTGGAGTTTGCCGTCTGGGAATCCATACTTCTTCGGCAACCAAGTATTGCATTGAATGCCCATTGACCGCAACTGCTGCGCCATGGGTGTGCCGCTGGCCTTGTCCTCGACATACAGGCGTGGTGCGCGGACCCCTTGAGCCTCACATATCGCCGACCACTTGTTGAAAAATGCCGTGACATTGGCACAAAGTTCAGGAAACTCCCATTTGCCGGCACGCTCTTCAATCAGGTCAATCGTGCTCTCTGTCATGTTCCAAAGCTGCAAGACGCTGTTGTCGTTCTTGTCAGTCTTCTTCATGGCCGTGTCAGCCGTGATAATCAGTTCGCCGTCTACGTTGTAGTCCTTCGGGTCGTAGTAGCGCCACCACTCACGTTTGATGATGTTTCCGCCCGGCACTTCCGGCGACTGCTGAACCTGCGCCATGAATGTAAACTCGTCAGTCTCGCGCAGGATCTTATAGTCCTTGGCGGACTTCATCTCTTCCCATAAGGCGTTGTCGTTGGCGTCCAGTCCGGGGAAGGTGATGATGTGCCATTCGTCGCGTTCCTTCTCGAATACGCGACCGAAGAAGTCATCCGGCGCTAGGCGCTGGCCGATGGCGATAATCGGCACGTCCTTGTTGCCGGCGCGGGATGAGATCGTGCCGTAGTAGGTCGCAACCGCTGATTCTTTGGCAATCTCAGAGTATGCGTCCTTGGCCTTCATCGGATCATCAATCAGGATTGCACCAGAAAACCCCTTTGATGCATCTGACTGCATTCGTCCTGCGCGGAAACCGGTGATAGTGCCTTGAAATCCGACACCCTTGACGTAGCCACCTGACTTGGTGTTGAAAAACTCACGCTTGCTGAACATCCTGTCAAGGGTCAGATTCGGGAAGGTTTTGACATACCAGTCACTTTGAATGCGCTTTAGCATCTCGAAAGTAGACTGCTCTGCCAGTTCCGCGCTGAACGACGTGTAAAGGAACCGCGCCTCCGGAAATATGCCTATTGACCATTCAACGAACGCCTGCGCCAAGAACGTTTTGCCGTGACCGGGAGGCAGGTTAATGGCCAGTTTCTTCTTACCACCGGGCAGGGTGCCAAGCAACACCCTTGTCATGGCGTCGCAAATGACGCGGTGAAAGCCTTTGATGATCCTGTCTTCGCCTTGGAGCACCCCTGACAACTCGAAATACTCCAGCAATGTAGGGTAGTCAATGACGTGCTCGGCTGGATTAGGGCATGCTTTTGCCCTTTTGCTCAGGAGTTCCGATGCAGCAGCCTCAATGTTTTGGCTATCGTTCATCCCATACTCCCGTGGTATTGAGCATTTGCGCCTTCATACTCACCGGACTTATGCGACTCGGCCAACATCTTGAGACGATCCCGCGGCGAAAGCTCTTTGATCTTCTTGTTAAGCGCCTCGTTGCTGACCTCTGGCGGGCGATAGCGGTCCATTTCTTTGCCAAAGCCACGGTCACGCGCCTTGGCGGCAAGCCAGAACATTGTCATTTTGGAGTCACCGGCCATCATCTGGCCCCTGGCAATGTTTTCAACCCAATCCTTGTCACGTTCCTGCTCTTCCGCCATGGCTTGGTCAATGACTGGGTGCTGCTTGCGCCACTCCCGAACGGTCTTGACAGAAACGCCCATCTTCTTGGCTAAGCGGCTGTTGTCGCCAAAGGTGGACTGCGCCATGAAGTCTTCGTTCGGGTCACACTCGCCGCCAACGGAGGACAGGATATCGTTGATGGTGCAGCGCTTCCTGGCCTCGCGCTTCGGCACAATAATGTCAACATCATTGACCCTTACCAATGAAACAGCATTCAGCGAAGGTTCAAAAAGAACCTCAGCGTCAGTGGCGCAATCCTCTTTGCCGCATAAAACAAGTTCATCTGTCATGGCTTTTTCCCGATGATTATTCTGCCACTTACACGATTGATTCGTCAACGTCAAATGAAAAAGTATTCAAAATGATTCTTTTTGTTTTGCAGTCACAATGGGGGTGTGTGACACTGCCTTTCATTCGCAGGGCATCAGGCAATAAACCGGAGGGCAGTCATGGACAGGAAGTACAGGACAGAGGAAGAAGACGGCCTGCTGCGTATTTACGCAGTTAGGTCGTTCGGGAACGTAGCAACCGGCGACAAAGGCGGCTTAATCCAAAAAGAGGAAAACCTGTCACACGATGGCAACTCGTGGGTGATTGGCAACGCACGGGTGTATGACAACGCACGGGTGTATGACAACGCACGGGTGTCCGGCAACGCACGGGTGTATGACAACGCACGGGTGTCTGGCACCGCACGGGTGTATGACAACGCACAGGTGTCTGGCGACGCATGGTTTTTTGACAACGCATGGGTGTCTGGCACCGCACGGGTGTCTGGCACCGCACGGGTGTATGACAACGCACAGGTGTCTGGCGACGCACGGGTGTCTGGCGACGCACGGGTGTCTGGCGACAACAACTAATCAACCGAAAGGCAATCACAATGGCTATCGAGATCGTAAAAATGGACGGCAGTATCGCTGACAACCAAATCCTTACTAACTTCTACTACCCAGACAACAAGGCAAGGTCTGTCTGGCGCGGCGGTGACTGGATGCGTCACGATGATTGGTGTCAGGCAGAGGCCGCGCACTTCCGCGCACGAGGGCGGAACGTAGCAATCGTCCGCGACGCGGGGCGTCTCGCCCTGTTCGACAAGGGGAACAAGTGATGCGCTACCCTACTTGGTCAGTTGAAGTCAAGATGAAGCTGGGGACGGAATCGTCCACGTTCTCGCGCAAGGTCTCCCTCGGGGACGACGTAAGGACCGTGCTGCGAAACATGGCGGACACGCGCAACTCCGCCGTAGCCGCAATCAATGAGGCCTACGAGGCTATCCTTGTCTCTGCCTCACAAGAAATGTCACAGCGGCTTCCCAAGAAGGCCCTAAAATAGTTGAAGGATGGGTGAGTGATGAAATCAAACACACCAAGGACCGACGCCCAAGCAAAACATAACGAAAGGCCGCGAAGGCCGGGAAGGATCACCCATGAAACGGTTTACTGGAGTTGACACGGCCGGCTTGCTGGACCGCTGTTCACGGTGTGGCGAGCGGGCAGCGTTTCACCGATTTGTTACCGCGTCATACGTGCAGTGCTCGGAATGCGCCGAGGCTACTGATTTTTGTGCGACAGCAAACGAAGCAATGATTGCTTGGAATAAACAACAACGGGCCGCGCAGGCCGGAAAGGACGTGACCAAGTGAAAAGGTATAGCAAATGGGATCGGCTTACGATTGGTAGAGCATCGGCGGGGTGGAAGTGCGAAGTGCAGGGCGCGGTAGAGTCACACACGCAATACACCTGGCGATGTGATGCCATGGCATACGGCTACCACAAATGGCTTGTAGCGGCCATCGCACTTGCGTTTCTGAACTGGCGGATGAAAGTCAGCGAAATGCGAGCAATACCAGGACCATATAACAACGCACAGGCCGCGCAGGCCGGGAAGGAAGCATTGAAATGAGTAACGGTATACATGGGGTTGCGGAGTTTGAAGAACTGATGCGCGATCTGCGCGATCAAAAGGCAAAGATAGCCGAAGCATGCGCACGCAACAGCAGCATGGCCGTCGATCTTGCCGCTATGCAGCAAGAGCGCAACGCCGCACTTGACCGCGCTTGGCGGGCCGAAACC